TTGCCGACCAGTTGATAAGGAAAAAACGGTTGCTCAAAATATTGAAACTATTTTTATAGATGATTTGAGTCTAAAGGAGTTTGCAGTTGACGGAGATGTCTCAACCAAATTTGAAGGTATTATAAACATTCAACGACCATTAAAAGCAGCAGAATGGTTACGTTCACGCTGTTTTGAAGAAGACGGCTCTCCATTTTTTCTTTATAGTGACGTAACGCAGCAAGGCAAAGTATACCTGTCTTCTTGGAAAAGTTTAAATAATGCACCAGTTTTGTATAAAAAACCTAAAAATTCATTTAGATATCGTCAACAATCAGAAAAAACACCAGGTACTGCAGAACACACAAAGGAAGAACGGTCTCGCATACTTAGTATGTCATCAAATATAAAATTTGATAGACTTGCTTCTGCCAATGCTGGAGCATACGCTAGTCGATTAAATGTTACAGACTATGCATCAAAGGCATATTATACTTTAGATTTTAAAACTAAAGCAACTAAAGATTGGACACCACAAAAATATAAAATAAAAAATCGAGAAGGCGTAGAAGAAACTAAGCCAATGCATGAAATATCTTCTGCAAATATTGCAAGCATTCAAATTAATACTGCAATAAACCCAGATGGCAAAGGTAATTCGGTTACTGCTGCGCTATATCCTAACATATCAAAGGGGAATGCATTTATTGCCCGATTAAATGAAATAAATCATGAAATTGTAGTATATGGAGATAGTGCACTAAACCCAGGTGTAAAAATAGATTTGGAAGTACCAAAGGCTTTACGAGATAGAACTGAATATGTAGAAGATCCTGTGGTGTCAGGCACATTTATGATTACAGTTGCTGCCCATGTTTTTTCAAACGGTATTTATACAAACAAATTAAAGTTAGTTCGTCTTGGAGGAGTTGGGATTTTAAGTGGCGGCACATATGTCCCTTCAACTGTGTCTCCATCTGAAGTTGCATCAAATAGTGTTGACTCAACTGCCCCTGCAACCAACACACCTGCGCCACAAACTAATGCTTCACCAAATAAATTATTAAATGAGTTTAATAAACCTCAGAGTACTCCAACTCCGATACCATTGCCAGCAACAAAAAGTCCATTTCCTTCTGTATCACCGCCAATACAAAATCCAGAACCATCTTTAATACCAAACCCTCCAACGCAACCTTTAGGGTAATTTACGATGAAAATTGAACATTGGTTTACTGGAGTCGTAGAAAATATTGCAGACCCATTAAATGCAGGTCGCGTACAGATTCGTTGTTTTGAATATCATGAACAAAACAATATAATATTGCCAAGTGAAAATTTACCATGGGCAATGCCAATTATGCCGCTTACAAGCGCAAGTCTGAGAGGAATTGGCACAAGTTCAACTGGGTTACGTGTTGGTAGTTGGGTGTTTGGATTTTTTAGAGATGCTGACTTACAAGATCTAGTAATAATTAATAGTATTGGAGGAATTGTTCCAAATTCAGTGTCTAGCGGCGGAAACACGTCATCTAATAGTGTGAGTTCAACAACACGCTCAACCAATGCAAATGCCATTGGGCCGTCTGGCACAAATCCATCACCTACAAAAACTGTTACTGGCATAGATGTTCAATATGATGAGTTTCTTAATAATACTACAAATGCCAGTGATATTGGAAATCGCAGTCCAGTTGGAGGAGATGAGGAACCTAGTCTTTTACCACCGCTGCCAGGAACTCCAGAAGCCGATGCAATTGATGTATTGCCACCACTAGATCTATAGTAATAAATACGTTATAAAATGAAAATTGATCATTGGTTTATTGGCATAGTAGAAAATATTGCAGACCCGTTAAATGCAGGTCGAGTGCAAGTTCGGTGCTATGAATATCATGAACTCGATGATGTTAATAGTATACCCAGCGAAAATTTGCCGTGGGCAACTCCAATTATGCCACTTACGAGTGCTAGTAATGCTGGTACCGGTACCAGTCCAACTGGACTAATGGCTGGTAGTTGGGTGTTTGGCTTTTTTAGAGATGCTGATCAACAGGACCCAGTAATACTTGGTAGTATTCCTGGAGTTGAATCATTAAACGGCACAAGCATACCAGCAGACGCTAGCAGTTCTTCAGTAGGCGCAGCCTATTCGAGCGCGACAAACACCTCACAATACACAGAAGGTTCACCTTCTGCAGGAGCAGCAAATACTTCGGCACTTGATGGAGATGATATAGCTGCTCAACAGAATAATACAAGTACAAGTACAAGCGCCTTTATTAATAATTTAGTACGAATAGCAGTAGGAGAAAATGGCACAAGCAATAGCGCAGGTCGTAGTAAATATGGCGTTAATGACGCTTGGTGCGCAGCATTTTTAACATGGTGTATAAAACAAACAGGAGCAATACCAACATCAGATTTACCGGCTAATCCAAATGCAGTTGCCGAATGGTTAAAATGGCCAAATGGAAAAGGTGGTAAGTATGTAATTAAAATTGCTAATCCTAAAGTGTTGTATGCTGGCGATATTTTAATTAGGGACGCTGCACAAGATCATATAGGATTGGTAAGTAAAGGTGGTTCAATTACCGGCGGCTATACTTCGGTTGAAGGCAACACTGGTAAAAATCGATCAGTGATGGTGCGGGATAAAAAGGGCGGATTTAACTATGTGTTGAGATGGAAAGGTGCATTTGGCGGTACTGACGTAGCAACGCCAATGACATTATCACCTGAAAGTACTCCAATTGGTGTACCTGCTGGATGGATAGGAAAAAGAACAGGCCCGCCTGCAATAGTTTTTGATGGTACTGGTTATTATCCGCCAGGTGATACGCATATACCAGCAACGGCATATAAAATTGGTGGGCAATATTTAAATGGTGACACTACAAAATTTGTTGTAGTTAATAGACAAGATTATAATAATTTTAAAATGGGTAGTAAAGTGTATGTTTATAACCATACAACTAAACAAGCAACATGGGCAATAGCTGGAGATCGCGGTCCAACACAAACCCGAAGTGAAATGTCAGTTGCAACAGCTGAAGCAGTTGGTGTTAAAATACTTAAAGGATCAGACGGAAAATATCGAAATGCTGTTGATGGTAATTATGTTGTAAGTTTTTACTTTTTTGATAGTTAAAATTATGCCAATTACAATGCCAAATTTGTTTCCTGATGGTGTGCCGCTGGCTTCAAGCAGTACATATTCATATATTACAAATAATATAGACAAAAATATTTCACAATATGTAGTTAATTCTCCCATAGCTCAACCTGCAAATTGTAGTGCATTAGATACTGACTCTACAACTTCAGATAAAACTTCAGAATCTAACATTAAATTAAATAAATAATTAGATAATATATAAAATATGGCAAACAACACCTTTAATCATCCGTTTCCCACAGATCAATCTGTGTATCCATACAATAATGTGACGCAGACTCGCTCGGGGCATATTTTTGAAATTGATGATACATTAGGCAATGAACGTATACATGAAAAACATAAGTCTGGAACATCACGTATTATAGACGCTGAAGGTAAGCTATCTGTAATGGTTGTCTCAAATCGATATACTACAATTTGTGGAGAAGATTTTGTAACAATTATGGGTGATGCAAATATTACAGTAAACGGTTCTGCAAATTTAACTGTGAACGGCAACTATAATGTTGAAGTAAATGGCAATATGAACCAAACCGTTAAGGGCGAGTATCGTTTAAAAGTTGGTGCCGCATACAAAAATGAAGTGCTTGGTGACAAGGCAGAAAATATTGTTGGTAAAAAGGACAGCATAGTTGGCAACGGAGTAAACAATACAGTACGAGGTGGCGGTATAAAAAACATGGTAGTTGGCAGTATTGAAGAGACTGTAGCTGGAGGATATACTGGAATATACACCGGTTCAAGTAGTACAACAGCATTACTTGGAGCAAGCATGACCGCTCCAGCTGGTGCAGCTACAATTGGGGGCATGACTGCAGCAATTGATGGTGTATCAATGTTAACTCTAACATCACTTGGACCAACTATGATGTATTCAACTGTAACAAATATGACAACACCACTTGTAAATGTACTTGGCGGAGCACTAATTGCTGCTGGTGATGTTCGCGCTTTAGGAGGAACTACTGGTTTAGCTACTCACATGCATCTAGGTGATGGTACTGGCAATGCACCTGCCCCAACTGCCCCAGGAATAGGATAATAATATGTCAACACTAATAGATTTAAGCTTTTTATACCTTAGCGTCGATGATGATAATGGTAGCAACCCAGGTGGAGTCACTGTGACATATAATGGCACAGATTTTAATGCTCAAAATTTTGTCAACGGGGTATATCAAATAACACAAGAGGTTGTATTTAATGCGGTAAATAATAATGTGATTCTCCCTATGCATGGATTTGAAAGTGGAGATAAAATTTCATTTGCAACAATAAACAATACTACTGGACTTACAGTTAATGTATTATATGATGTAGTGTTAATCCCTTCGGATGACGGTGGACTTATTACTTATGATTTAGGCGAATTTAAATTATCATTAAATAACACACTAGTTGATTTTACTACAAATGGAACTGGTACTGTAAAAATAAGATCTAATAGTGGATTTTTTAATTTAGCGAGCGGTCTATTTGATCAAAATGCCTTTGGTTTAGATTTAATACAAATACCATTTTCTCAGGTTGATATGCAGGTAACTCATGATAGTGGAATACCTTACATATCAAGTATACCAAAAAATGTAGGTCGCTATGACTATACTATAGTTACTACACTAAAAGGCGATCCAACGTGCAAAGGGTGGTTTACTACGGAATATCATAAACCAGTTCCAACAAACATACCACCTTGGTATGGCCAATCTTATAGATCACAAGTTGAATCGCTAAAAGACCCCAGTAAATATTTAACTATATTGCCACTCCCGTTTGAAATAGTGGTTTTAGAAGATGAACGTGCTTATGACGGAAAGCCTAAAGGACCAGAATTTGAAACAATTCCAAAATTAATAGAATCTCCTGATCCAAATAACCCAATAAACATACCAGTTAGAGTAAAATATTTTGGAGAAAAACTAGTTGCACCTCTTTCAGCGCCAATTGAAATAGGAGTCTATACAATTGAATATGAATGTACTGATTTTAATTATGTTGGCAGTGCTACAAGTACATATACGATTCGCAACTTAACAAATATTGAGGCAGAGACTGCAGCAGCAGAATATCAGGAAAAGGTTGATATATTTAATGAAGCAACTTCTGATACTGGAAATGGAAATATTTATGAAGGAGCTTTAGGCGGAATAAGCAGTAGTAGCAGTTTAAGTAATTCAAGTTATGCGTCATCATCAAATGCGATGACGAAAAAAGAATTTGTTGAGACTGGAATATTAACAATACTTGACAAAGCTGACATACAGGGCTTGGGCACAATAAAAACGCTTGCAGAGTGCGCGCAAAGTTTACCTCAACGTTTAATGATATTTGCAGCTGCTAAAATAGCAGCATTTGTTTTAAGTTATATACCAGGGTTAGGCATTATAAAACTATTAACTTCAATAATGGAGTTGATAGAGATGGTGAAAAAAATAATGGCGCTCATCGAGTTTGTTAAAGAAAACCCATGGGCGGCATTAAATATGGTACTTGAAACTAGCGGTGCATATGATGCATTAGGCAAATTAGCAAATGAGCAAATTGCTGCGATACAAGAAAGTTTTCCAGGCATGACTGGTGATGTCGGTCAATTTGTTAAGGATGTCGCAAACGGACTTGTTGATATTTGTAATCTTGATATAAGTGGAAATCCAATTGCTACACTTATAAAGGCAGACAACACAAAAACTCCAACTGCAGTTACAAAGTTTATTCCTGCTACATCACGACAGCCAAGTGAAGCAAAAGCAAAATATGACTTTTTTCAATTTCAATTGCGTGATGCTCTAAATAAAGACACTGATAAACTTAAAAAAATGTCTGATGAGGGCAATACAGTTGGCGTACAAGAATATGTTTCAATGCTCACTGCAGTTCATGAACTTGCATACAACTATCATGACCGTATTGCTGAAACAGGAACACCGGTTGGTCTTTTAAATGGATCGACTTCTGATGCATTAAGTTCAGTATATAATGTATTGGGTGAAGCCACAAGCATATTATCAAGTGTCTATCCAGACTCTACCTCTACGACAGCAACGACGAGTGGCACAACTAAAACTTCAGGCTTTTCTGTAGACTCATTAAATGCCGGACTTGGTTCAATTGCAAATACAATTGACGGAGTTACTGCAGGATTAAGTTCAATTACAAGTTTTGCAATGGGTGAAACTGGATTCTCCATAACTGCACTTAGAAATGAATTTAATTTTGGTGCGAAAGAGATGCTTAAGAAAAATCCATTTTGGTCAAAAGAGACGATTAAAGAATATAATGATCGGGTTAATAGAATAAAATCAGAAATGGAAAATAATGTAGATGCGATACGCAACAATCCAGCAAACGCAAAAGCTGCCGCAGCTGGATCAGCAACCACTTCAAGTTCAGGTTCTTCTACTGATGGAATTTCATCACTTATATCATCTGCCAGTTCGTCTCTCAGTTCGTTGATTAGATCATAATGTTTGTATAATTTACCGCGTATTATAAATTATATAAATAGAAATATGAGTAAAACGCTATCGGACTATAATGATTCTAGGTCATCGAATGTGGCTAGAAAAAATTTATATTCCGATATAGACAATAGTTTTGCCATACACCCAATTTATAATGACATACGTCCAATTCTTGATATTGATTCAATACGTCAAAGTTTAAAAAATTTGTTGCTAACAAATCAATATGATCGGCTGTTTCAACCAGAAATTGCTTCGGACATTCGTGCTTTGCTGTTTGAAAATGCAAACATGTTTACAGAATATGAGCTAAAGGCAAAAATAGAACAGATGATTGACCTCTATGAACCACGTATAAGCGACTATGAAGTGACTGTAGTGGACGAGTCTGATCAAAATGCATATCGGGTGGGCATAACTTTTCAAGCATCATACAATTCAACTGCTGAAATTGTAATATATTTAACACGAGTACGATAATGGAAATTCCTACACAATCAGTAAATGTTACAGAATTAGATTTTGATCAAATCAAGGCTAATCTAATAGAATATTTCAAGGCTGGAGACAGTCCGTTTAAAGACTGGGATTATGCTGGGTCTGGATTAAATATGTTGCTTGATGTGCTCTCGCATAACACACATTACAATGCATTACTCGCGCACATGGCAGTCAATGAAAGTTTTATTGATACTGCACAGTTACGACAAAACGTGGTGTCTGCCGCAAAGTTAATTGGATATACCCCACGCAGTTATGCCTCTGCAAAGGCACAAATAAACGTAACTGTAACGCCAAGAAATACATTATTAAATGAATATGTTTTTCCAGTGGGTTCAACTTTTTCATCAAATATAACAGACCTTTCAAAAAGTCAAACCTATAAATTTACAAATTTAAATGATATTGTCTGCACAAAAAATTCTAGTGGAGACTTGGTAGCAAATAACATTGACATATATCAAGGTACATTCATTAAAAAGAGAATTCAAATAAATTCTACACAAAGTAATAACGAATATATTATAGACGATAAAAATATTGATACAAGCACGTTAAAAGTAGCGGTATATCAAACTGGACGGTCAGAAATTAACGAAGTATATTCTTTATTTACAGATATTAATAGTGTTGATGACACGACACCAATTTATTTCTTATACGAAAACTATAATGGCAACTATGTAATATCATTTGGTGATGGTATATTTGGCAAAAAACCAGATAACTTAAACGTTTTAGAGTTAACATATTTGGTTACTGATGGCGCTGGTGCAAACTCTTCAAATATTTTTTCATACTCTGATTTTTTTGATTCAACTCAACTAACTCGAGTTAGTTTAAATACAGTTGCACGTGCGGTTGGCGGGTCAGATCGTGAGTCTATTAGTAGTATAAAATATAATGCGCCACTTCAATATGTTTCACAAAATCGTGCAGTGACTGCTGATGACTACAAAACATTGGTGCATAGTTATTTAACAAATGTAAAATCCGTAGCTGTGTGGGGAGGCGAAGATAATGATCCACCACAATATGGTAAAGTTTTTATATCTGCAAAAAAATCGGATTCTTCATCAGTTTTAATGCCAAATGAAAAACAAGGATTGCTGACATATTTAAGTGATAAAAAAGTACTCTCAATATTTCCTGAAATAGTTGATCCTGAATATGTTGATATTGTGCTTGATGTACTCTTTAAGTATAACCGTAACCTGACTACGCACACAAAAACACAACTTGAAACAAAGGTTAAAGAAAGTATAGGCGCATTTAATAGTCAATATTTGGAATCTTTTGATGGTGTGTTTCGTCATTCATTTTTATCAAAGACTGTTGATGGAACAAGTCCTGCAATATTAAATTCACTTATACGAGTGTTTATCTCTAAAAGTTTTACGTTAGTTAGTGGGCAACCACAAAAAATAACAATAAAATTTGGCACATCATTAACAGTTGATGATAATATTGCCATTGTAAATTCTACTGGTTGGGATTATGATGGAGTTACATATTATATTGGTGAGGAAGCACATCCAACACTGTCTGACATACGCTTGCTGTATGTCTATTATTATGATGCCAATGATAAACCAATTATTCGTAATAAAAATGTTGGTACGCTTACACTGAGTACAGGAGTAATGGAAATAGAACCGCTACTCGCTGACACTGACACCACAATGATAATAGACGTAATACCACTATCAAATGACCTTGCGCCTAAACGCAATCAACTTATGCGCATTGATACAACACGCCTAAATGTTTATGGCGAAGTTGACCTAATTGCCGTTGGTGGTTCAAATCGTTCAGTGCAATATAATACATTTAGTAGAGACCGTTAAGTATGCTTTTAAGTATAGCAAATTCGCGCCCGCGTAATATAGAATCAATACAAACCGAAAGTTTGTATCCAGATTCTTTAAAAGAGTCTGCGAGCAATCTTATCAATTTTATTGAGCGCTATTATGAGCACCTAAATCGTACTGGTTTGCCGTCAAATGAAATTGCTGCCATTACTCGCGAAAAAGATATTGATATTGTATCCGATAAATATCTAACCCAAATACAAAGCCTAATTGCACGCAATATTCCAAATTCTCGTGTGCTTGATAAAGTCACTCTCTATCGCGTTATTATACAATATTATCATACACGCGGTTCGGAAGACAGCATACACACATTTTTCAAACTTTTCTTTGACGAAATTGTAAGCATATTTTACCCTAAAAATTACCTATTTGACTTGTCAGGCGGCAGCGGTCGTTGGGCCCCAATTGACATACCATCATTACGTACATCACGCACAAACCCAAATAAAAATACACTATTAGTAGTTTCTGACTATAGGATTGGACCATTTCCAAGTTCAAATCCCGGACCGTATACTGTTACGTTAAGTGCTTTTTCAGAAGATCTTTGGACTTATGGCAGAGTAGAAAAGTCATTTAATCTGCCATATATACAAAAAGTTAATGTTGCCACTGAAGGAGCAGATCCTGTTTATCGTTGGGTCTATCGCTATAAGGATGAATTTGAGTTATACAGCACAAATGACACGCCTTGGCCAGATGAAGCAACTTGGGACGTCTTTGCGCGCAACATTGAATATACCGAAGATGATGGTACAATAGACACACAAAATATAGAGTATAGTAGGTTAACTATAACTCCCATAGTTCCATCTACAGACACAGAAGAAATACTTGATGAGTCTGGTAAAGTTTTAGTTGATGAGTCTATTACAAACAACGAAATAATTACTGAAAAAATAATTACTCTTGGTGATGATAGTATAGACATTTCAGTTTTTGGTTTAGAGACTGAAGAGGGCACGGCAAATTATATATTAACTCAAAAAGGACTGCCTCCTGAAGACAATGGTATTGTCACAGAAGAAGCGGGCGGCTCAACATATGCAGTTAACACTTCAAATGTCGAGTATGCTCATATATTTAGCGTAACGGCAAGCCCAGAATATACATCTAAAATTGGTGACCTTATACATTCATTAGAAGATGATCCAACCCCAACAATTTATCGCTGTGAAGACCTGGATCCAATTCTATGGAGTGTAATTCCAAGTGATGAAGATGTATGGACATATTCTGATAACAAATCATTTGCTTCTAATCTATATAAGTTGCATGACGGTTATTATTGGCAAAATTATTCATATGAAATCAAAAGTGAGTTACCATATGATGAGTGGGGTGATGATTATTTGCGGTTTGTACACCCTTCTGGGTTAAAACTATTTAGTGCTATAATCTTTGAATTTATTGCTCGTAGTGAATGGTACGATATTATTGACTATGTCGTTCGCAAACCACAGGAAAGTTATTCATGGCTAAATGCATATCATCCTCCAGTACTCGGCTATCATAGCCCTCGTAGTCAACCAGGTTGGTTGACAGCAAACGAAAGACTGCTAACAATTATACTTACAAGACTGCTAGATCGCAACGCGCCGGAGTCTCTAGTACGTATGGTTCAACTTGCCCTTCGCATATTTGCAATTAATGCCAATTACAGAGACAAGGTAGTCTATGAAGACTATCAACGTTGGATAAAATTCTTTGATCCAAACGAACTAGTCTCTGGCTTTTCACACAAGACTATTGCTCAGGCAAGTGCGCCATACACACCAAATGCTGATCGACTGTTTAGTAATATATCAAGTTTTATAACATTTAAAGTACTCGATCTTTCATACTATCCATGGTTTTATAGTGAATTAATTCAACTTGACCCAACATATGAAGACACGGACCCAGAATATGATGAAGCAGTCGTCGAATCTTTTGATATAACTATGGAAACCTATATGAATAGTACTCTTGAAGACAAAGAGGCATTGATATATAGATATCCATTTGAAAGTCAAGATGATAATACATTTATAACTGAAAACGAAGAAAGTGTGTTTAAGACCGAGGGACAAACACATATACAATCCGCGTCAATCACGTCAAATAAGTCTACGCTGATTGCAGGACAATCTATACGATTCTATATTAACACTGCATTTATACGAGACAATACAGAATTATATTATACTGTAGACGGAAATAATATTTTATCAACTGGTGGAAGTTTTGTAGTTAAAAACAATTCTGGATATTTTAGATTTATACCAATTTTAGACACAAATCCTGAATTACCTGTTACATTTACAATTTCAATACGACGTGGTAACAATGATGGTCCAATATTAGTTACAAGTGCAGCAATAACAATAACAATATAAATAATAGATATGCCAGATATTAAATTTTCACAATTAGAAGTTGTAACTGCGGCGGCAGCAAATGATTCTGTACCAATTATTGACGCCTCTAACCCACTTATGTCAGAAAATGGCAGTAATGCAATTATATCTATAGGTGATCTTGCAGATTCATTGTTTGACGGACTTAGTGATGGTGCATTGAGCAGTGCCAAGATTCAAACAAACCCCACATTTACTGGTAATGTCACACTGCCAGCCACTACGACTATTGGCAGTGTGACTGGTACTGAAATAAGCTTTTTGTCAGGATTGAGAGATAATATACAATCTCAACTTGATGGTTTTACTTTTGGCGGTCTAACTAGTACAGAAATAGGTTACCTCAGTGGAATAACGTCTAGCGTTCAAACACAGTTAAACTCTAAAGCGCCCCGTGAGTCTCCTACATTCACTGGAACGGTGTCTGGTATTACCGCCACTATGGTTGGGCTCAGCAATGTAGACAATACAAGTGATGCAAGCAAACCTGTTTCAACTGCAACGCAAACAGCATTAAACTTAAAAGCGAACCTCGCAAGTCCAACATTTACTGGAACTGTAGCTGGTATTACAGCAACTATGGTAGGACTGGGCGCTGTCACAAATGAAAGCAAGGGCACGATGTTTAGCAGTCCTACCTTTACAGGGACTCCGCTATCAACGACGGCGAGCGCTGGCACAAATACCACACAAATTGCTACGACAGCCTTTGTGCAATCTGAAATAATTAATAGTTATAACAACATATTAGAAATATCCACATCTACGCTGACTCTTAGCAGCACTCATTATAATAAATATGTGCGTCTTTCAAATGCGGGCGCTATAACTATTACACTACCTGTTTTATCGTCAGCTCCAGTAGGAACTACAATTACATTTAGACGCAACACTGGAGCAGGTTCATTGACGCTAACTGCAGCAAATGGTGTTACAGTTAATAATAATGATGCCGCAACTGTGCTTGCTGGTGAAGTGTGTGCGATAAAAAATATAAGTAGCAATACTTGGGACTTTATTTGATATGTTATTTTCTGCAATTAAAAGAAAGCGCCGTCGACGTAATAACGGAGGTAATGGAGGAGCAAATGCGTGGGCTTTCATTCCACAGGGGGCCTTCACGATGGGGGACTCGTTGGATGGCATGCTTAATGCTCCAATCCGCACAGTGACCTTGGATGCTTTCTATATGGGCAAATATGAAGTGACTAAGGCTGAGTGGGACGAGGTGCGCACTTGGGGCTTGAACAATGGTTACACAGATCTCGCTGCAGGCAGCGGCAAGGCCAACAACCATCCCGTGCAGTCGATTACTTGGTACCAGATGGTGAAGTGGTGCAATGCCCGTAGCGAGAAGGAGGGGCTCACGCCCGTGTATTATACCAACGACGCGCAGACCACGATCTATAAAACTGGTAATGTAGATGTGACTAATGCGCAAGTAAATTGGAGTGTGAATGGCTACCGTCTGCCGACAGAGGCAGAATGGGAAAAGGCGGCGCGTGGAGGCTTGAGTGGTAAGCGTTTTCCTTGGGGCGACACGATCAGCCACAGCCAAGCGAATTATTATGCAAACAGTAGCTACAGCTACGACTCCAGCGGCTCAGTGAACAATTTCCATCCGACCTATTCGACAGGATCGATCTACACTTCGCCCATTGGAGCCTTTGCCGCCAATGGCTACGGCTTGTATGACATGGCAGGAAATGTATCGGAGTGGTGTTGGGATTGGATTGGGGCATACGCGACAGGCAGTCAGACCAATCCACGTGGACCTACTTCAGGTACAATTCGTGTATTACGTGGCGGTAGTTGGACGTCTAATGATGGTCCTAATTACAGTCGTGTTGCAGTACGTACGGCTGGCGGTCCCATTGTTACGAATACTGACATAGGATTTAGAGTTGTCCGCAACACAATATAATTCTATATAAATATCGTATATGGCTACCATAAAAATTTCACAGTTAAGCGAACTAACAGCTGACACAGATGTAACGTCAAATGACCTCTTACAAATAATTAATATTGAGCAGACTTCGTCGACATATCCAACTGGTACAAATCGTAAGATTAAAGCAAGCACACTTGCAAATGGACTCTCTCGTCTGACTACAACAATACCACAAGTTATACAAGATGAGCTTGCTAAAAAAGTATCACTTGAAAACTTTAATAGTGCCGGTTTAAAAATTGCAATTCCAGTTGTTGCTGCATCTACTGGAAATTTTACACTATCAAACATAACTCCATCGTCTAGTATGGATGGAGTGACCCTTGCATCTGGCAATCGTGTACTCCTAAAAGATCAAAACGCACCTGCTCAAAATGGAATCTATGTAGTTCAGACAACAGGGTCCCCGACACGTGCAACTGATTTTGACACTCTGCTAGAAATTAATGATGGTTATGTACTTGTAAATGGTGGCAATACTCTTAAAGGTAGTTCATGGGTCGTAACAAGTGATGTTGCTGTAGTTGGCAATGATCCAATAGTCTTTACCCAATTTTCTTCTGCAGTAAGTGGACTATCAAAGTCAGCAGTTGGCCTGGGCAATGTTGATAATACGAGCGATGCTGATAAACCAGTATCAACAGCGACTGCGACTGCATTAAACCTTAAAGCAAATATTTTAAATCCAAATTTCTCTGGAACAGTAGGCGGCATTACAAAGAGCATGGTTGGCCTGGGCAATGTAGACAATACGAGTGACTCTAACAAACCAGTGAGTTTACTGCAGCAACAAGCATTGGACCAAAAGGCCAATCTTGCAAGCCCAAATTTCTCTGGAAATGTAGCACTACCAAGCACAACTACTGTTGGTGGCACTACAATTAGCTTTGTTCCAGCGGGAGCAGTTATGGCTTTTGCAATGAACTCTGCACCAACTGGTTGGCTTGTATGTAACGGTCAGGCAGTTAAGCGAGCAGGGGTTTCTGGTTATCCAGCACTTTTTGAAGCTATTGACACAACATATGGTGCAGGAGATAATAGTACAACCTTCAATCTTCCAGACCTACGCGGTTATTTTGTAAGAGGATTTGGAACTGCTGCTGGATCTGGCGCATTTGGAGCAAAACAAGAGGATGATTTCAAGGCTCACACGCACCCTGTTAATAACATCGTATTAGTTGGTGGTTATCAAGGAAGCGGTGGTGGACTCGTTGGAAGAGGTTCTGCAAATTCTGACAGCACAGGAGGTACAGAAACCCGCCCCAAAAACATCGCAATGCTGTATTGCATAAAATTCTAATAAATATAAAATATGCCAGTTAAAATTACAGACCTAGATACATCAACGACTATTACGAGTAATGATCTCATTCAAATCATTGATGTTGATGATCTAACAATGAGTCCTGCAGGGACAAATAGAAAGATTACTGCGTCTAATGCAGCAAATCAACTAGCAAATTTGATTTCGAGTGTGCCACCTGTAATGGTAACTGCCTTATCAACAAAGGCAAATCTTAATTCTCCTACATTTGATGGAAATGTGGTGCTACCAACCACAACCTCTATAGGACCGGTTAATAGTGCTGAAATAGGACGTCTAAGTGGAGTTACTAGTGGTATTCAAGGACAGTTGGATCTTAAGGCAAACCTTGCAAATCCAACCTTTACTGGAACAGTAGGTGGCATTACAAAGAGCATGATTGGGCTCAGCAATGTTAATAATACGAGTGATGCTGATAAACCGGTATCTACGGCGACACAGACCGCATTAAACCTTAAGGCAAACCTTGCAAGCCCAAATTTCTCTGGTAACGTGGTGTTACCTGATACAACCTCTATAGGATCTGTTACTAGTGCTGAAATAGGACGTCTAAGTGGTGTTACTAGTGGTATTCAAAGCCAACTAAATGGCAAACAAGCAACAATAACAGGAGCTGCAACTACTATTGATACTGAAAACTTGACGGCATCGAGAGTATTGGTGTCAGACTCTGATGGTAAAGTATCAGCGTTATCACAGTCGGCACCTGTATTTGTGCCAGCAAACTATAGTACGCTTTCAAATAGTAATAGTTTTTTAATAGGTTATTCTGCTAACGGAACATTAAGTACAGATCCTTGGTGGTCAGGCATACAGACAGTAACAGTTCCAAATTGCCCAACAAATACTGTTGGTGTACTTCTCCAAGCTATTGTAAATTGCAACACATTTGCAAATAATGAAATACGCGCAAACTATTATAAGTCGAGTGAACAAAATAGTGCAGTTGTACCATCTACGAGTACAACTGCACAGAATATTACACAAGCGCAATACAACGCTATTAATACATCATTTACTAGAATTTCATTAGATTCTATGGGTACATCTACAGGAGGATTTGAAGCAGAAGGCAGTGCGACATTCCCATTGTATATAGATGAAACTAACCAACAATTCAAATATTTTTTAACTGATAATAAAGCTTCAACCGCTCCAACATCTACACCAGAATATAGTACAAATATTAGGCTATTAGGCTATTACGTAAAAATATAAAAATATTCATTTACTACTAGCAACTAATAAATTACATCCAACAACTCGCTTTAAATAATTAAAATTTTGTTATAAATACATTAAATAAAAATATATATGGCAGCAATCGTAACAGACTCCTTTCGTAGAAACAACGCTCAATTTTTTCTAGACAATATTGCAGACAGTACATATTATCTTGGGCTTGGTAAATCTGAACAATGGGCAACCGACGAGGAGTCAACAAGTTTAGTTATACCTATTCCTCTTGGAATTCCTTCAGATGATTCCGATATAAAATCAAATTTAACTACATTAATTAAGATTAATACGGTTAATAGCGGACTGGTAATTCCACAAATAAAATGGAAAGCTGGTGCTCGCTATAAGGCATACAGTCCAGCCGATCCTGATTGTTTTTACCCTAGTACACTTGTTGGTGGAGGAGAAGTTAATCCATGCTATGCAGTTATAAGTGGACGAATTTACCTATGCTTAAAGGCCGGTGACGGAGCAGTTGCCAACATTCCAGTGTCCACTGACTATCGTGCCCTTAGTTATGGCAGTGATGGTTATATATGGATACTTGTTGATAATGTAGTTACTGCAACTGCAAATATCAATACCGATCAATTTATTAGCATTTCTTCTGGAGTTGCTGCTGATTCAATTTCAGCAGCAATTGAAAATGATGGTGGAGGGTTATTATATGGGTTTACATTAACTTCTGGAGGCAGTGGATATACATCTACAAATTCTGTTCAGTTTGTTGCGCGAAAAATCAATGACACCGAAATTACAATAACATGCCCAGTAAATATAAATTCTACTACTGGGGCGATTGAAAGTGTGCTATTGCCTGCTGACTATTCTTATATCGCGGAGTCTTCAAAAGGTATAGTTGATGGATATTTTATTTTTGATCCAGCTGAAACTGGATCTGGAGCAGTTATAGTTCCACATATTGCTCCTGCTCGTGGATTTGCATACAAACCATCAGCAACTTTACCATCGTGGTATGTTGGAATCGCGGTAGACGCAGTTGATAACATTTCGGATGATGGGTTGTATATACCATATCGTCAAATATCGGTATTAAAAGATATAGAATATTCTGAAGGTTCATCAATTGATACACTAGCCGCGCTTCGTTACCTAACATTAGCGTCTGCTCCAACAAGTACTCCTGCAGTTGGTAGTTTAATAACTTTTGGTACGACTGGAATAAAGGCGTATTTTGATAACTATTCTACTGTTTCTGTTGGTGGAAGCACCCAACATCGTGTTTATTTTCACCAAAACTCAACTACTGGATATGGCGTGGTACCATCAACTGGTTCATTTACAGCACCTAATAATAACACTATAAATTATTTAACAGTAAATAACAATGAGTATACACCACGTAGCGGCGAAGTTATATTTGCTGAAAATCGCAAAAAAATAAATCGTCAAAGTGCTCAAACTGAAGAAATCAAGATTATTATTCAATTCTAATGTCTGTTACAACATACAACACTACATATCATGATGATTATAATGCGTCTGGAAATGGCGATAAAAATTATCTTCGCGTATTATTTAAACCTGGTTATAGTGTACAGGTAAGAGAACTTAATCAGTTGCAGTCTGCACTGCAAGATCAAGTTAATCGCCTTGGCAGCAGTGTTTGGAAAAATGATACTGCAGTAATTGGCGGCAAGACTTCTTTTTTGCCCAGTGTACGCTCACTTACATTAAACCTATCAACTGCAGTTTCATCTGTTGCCGAAACTGCATTTACTGTCGCTCAAATTGCCGAGACTGCAAAAACTATTGAATATGCTTCAGGTCTTCGTGGTGAAATACTTGGTTATAGACAAATAGAGGCAAACATCTATAGGTTTTATTTTACATACATCAATACGGGAAATGCCGGCGAAACTGAATTTGATGATGACACACTCGCTGGTTATAGTCTAATATTGCGTTCTTCAGATTTAAATTTAACTGAAAATGAGTTGCCATCAGTATCAAATCTAACTTATATTTCTATTGGGTTTGCGTCTGGAATTGTTTGTGAAGAAGGTGTATTTTTTACAAAGGGATCATTTGTAGCAGTTCCACGTCAAACGGTTTTCATTGATAAGGCGTCTGAAGAAACACTTCTTTCTGGTTATGCAGTATTAAAGATTGATGAAAATATTGTCACCTATTCAAGCGATAATACATTACTTGATAATGCAAATGGCACTCCAAACTATAGTGCTCCAGGCGCCGATCGTTATTCAATAGACTTAACATTGCAATGGATCACATCAACTGTGTATGCAGCAGATGTATCAAATTCATATATAAAACTGCTTGTAATAAATTCTTCGCGTCCATTAGAAGTTGTTGAAACTGCAGAATACTCGGAAATTGTTGATATACTTGCAAAGCGTACAAGCGAAGAGTCTGGTAACTATACAGTAAATCCATTTTCTATACAAATACGTGAGACATTTGATGGCGATAATTTACCAGCAAATTGTATTGTAGTTGGGCGGCGCTATCGCATTCAAGATCTTGGTAGCACTACTGCTCCTCTTACTGATTGGGTTGCTCTCGGCGCAGCTTCGCCTGCAATTGTAGGTTCTGAATTTGTAGCAGTTTTACCACCAGGAGACGGAACATCAGGCACTGCATTAGTAAATGAAACCAATGGCGGCCGCGTTAGTGAGGTTGCATATATACATGGTGCATACAAGGCAGATGATCTAGATCAAATAGGATATACATTTGAAACTGTCGCTCAGCAAAAGGCAGCAATTGAAGATGCACGAGGTAAATTTACTGTTACTCTCGATCCATCTACTGCTTATGTTGATGGGTACCGAGTAGCACTTGATAAAAGTTTAAACTTAACCTCTCCAAAGGCTCTTGAGACTGGAGAGTTTAATGTCAGTGTGAGTGCAAATATAGGCAACTATTTTATTGGTGATGTACAACGTGCCAATGCGAATGATTCTACCTTTCCATCGATTTCAACAATTACAAATACATATAACCTGTATGCGTACAACACGACATTATCAACTACTACACCTCCAGTAGAAGGTGCAAATGTAGTCATTATTGGCACTTGTCGCATAAAGGCGTTTGAACCAACTGGCGCGTCATCTACAGAATTTAAATGTTATGTATATGATGTAAAGTTTAATTCTACAGCACAAACTGCTAATTGGAATGCACGTCGATTTGATAACATTGATCAAATTTATGGAAATAACTTTTTGTTTAATGTAACTGGTGGAAATTTACAAGAAACAACATCAAGTACAAACTTGTTTGAACTTCCATATGCACAAACAAAGACTCTTCAAAATATATCATATTATGTTCAACAAACTTTTAGCGGATCTACTGCACCAAATACATATATAACTCTTAATGTTGGTGATAATAAAATATTTACTGACACAAGTGATATTACATTAATAGTTAATGGAACCGCTAAAACACAAAGTGAATATACTGCAACGATATCATCGAATGCAAAAACTATTACAATAGTACCGCGCAATAGCAACTGGTCATCAGGCGCAGTTTATAGTGCGCTTGCAAAAGTTAAGGTCGTAAATGCCAGTACCGCAGCGCGAGTTACAAAGAGTGTGGCATCTACTACAGACAGTGGCGTTACACCAGCGTCTGGAGGTGCGTCTCGCATATACACTCTTAAAAATACCGATATTATCCGCATCGTAAGTGTGGTTTCTGATAATAAAGACATTACCTCATCATTTAAACTAATTGATGACGGCCAACGCGATAACATCTATACAAATGGACGCATCCAATATATTGGTTCTGGCCAATTAAATGCTAATATTGATATTACATATGAATATTATGACCGTCTTGGCGGAGTCTCTGATCGTGATCTCGTGATGTATAATGTTGACTCTTATAGTTCAAATAACAACAGCGTTGGCACCCCATATGATAATATACCAACATACTCTGGGATTAAACTTTCTGATGTGCTAGACTTTAGACAAGACATACTCTATACTGTAAATTCAGGTGTTGTTGGAAATATAGTATCAAATACTGGAAAAGCCATTATTGATCCAAATACCCCTATAACTTGCGCAGCTACATTCTATTTACCACGTATTGATAAGGTTACAGTAAATTCTAGAAATGAGTTTGCGATTATTCAAGGCATTCCATCTCTAACTCCAGTTGAGCCTGGAGCGCCAAAAAATTCAATGACACTCTATTCATTGAACGTTCCAGCATACACGCAAAATGTGTCTGAAATTGTAAAAAATTATATCGACAATCGTCGATATACAATGCGAGACATTGGTGCCCTTGAAAAACGTATAGGCAATATTGAATATTATACTTCGCTATCATTACTAGAACGTTCTGCTAATGATAAACCAATTTTTGATGATGCGGGCGAACGATTTAAAAATGGAATACTAGTTGATAATTTTATTGGTCATGGAGTTGGCGACGTCTTTGATCCTCAATATCAATGCGCAGTTGACCGTGACGCTGGACTGTTACGTCCTCGATACAATACTCATAACATTGACCTTGCAATTGACAGTCCGCTAACAACTACTACAGTTACAAATACTACGAGTGGTTCAATTACACGCACTACGCTTGCAGACAATGGGAAAATACGAGTACATGACAGTATAATTACGCTGTCTTACGACGAGGTTGAACTTGTTTCGCACCTAAAAGCGACTGCACACATTAGTGTTCACCCGCACATATATGCAAAGATTAATGGGAATATACGTCTGTCTCCTGCTGCCGATAATTGGAAAGACACAATCACTCGCCCAGATCTTATTGTAACTGATGACAGCGCATTTGACGCAATCAAGTTTATTGCAGAAGATCCAGCACTTGACATACTTGGCACGG